TTACTCGCTCCCTTGCACGGCTCCTGCATCAAATCCGCTGATGGAGTTGGCCGCGTCGAGGGCTCGCTGACGCAGCTGCACAGCGTGATCGTCAAAATCGCACTTAACATGATTCGGGTCGTTAACATATTTCACCACGTCTCGGTAAATGGTCCGGTAAATCACTTTACCCTCTGCACTGGCCGCCGCCGCTTTCTGCTCGCCGATGGCGACGGCTTTCTCAGCTTTCTTCTGCTTCGCTTTTGCCTGGCTGTTAACGTGCTCGCTGTGCGCATACCACCCTTTGAGGTAACCTACATAAAAGGTACCGACAAAAAACGCCAGCAGAACGGCCAGCGCTAACAGCTTTGCTTTTATCGTCACTGGTCTATCCCCCAGCACGCTAACGCGCTTTCCTGATCCCGGCGCTCAACCTGACCATAGCAGCCATTCTTCTGGCCTTTGGTCAGTCTACAGTCACGGCCCCCGTCTTTGATCCACCAGCGGATCGCCTCACATGCACCTTTTCGGTCACCGGCATTCATTCGCTTATAGAACGTTGACGGGAAGCATTTGCCGGGTCCGATGTTGTACGGACAGAAGGATGCGATACCGGCTTTCTGCGGTTCGGTCAGAGGAACTTTGATATTGCGGTCAACCCACGCAAGAGCCTTATTGCGTTCGATGGCGTTTACCTGATCGCATTTAGCCTGCGTCAGCTTCATGCCCTGCACCACTGGCTTACCATCAACCATCGTGGCACCACGGCAAATCGTCCAGATTCCGCCACCATCTCTGTACGCGGTTAGGCTGTTTCCCTCTTTCTCGTTCAGGAACTGGTCAAGAATGACAGTTGCTGGTGCACCAGCGAGTACCAGCCCCAGAACAGTAGCACTGAGCTTAGTCTTGCTGGAAGCCATTATCCCGTGCCTCCTTACGCCGATCATCCTTGATTTTGAAATACAGATTGGTCAGATAGGTCAACAGACCAAAGAGAATACTGGCAAGAACGCCGATGGCGGCCCACTGGCTGGGGCTAACTTTATCGAGTAGTTGCAGTAACCAGTAACCAAAGCTGCCGATAGATGTACCGTAGGACAGTCCCGCCGCTACGTCTGAAAGGTTATTCATCCTCATGCCTCACCCCCTGTGGGGAAAATCATAGTAGTGGGCTGAGGGTAAGCGGGCGAGCCGGTCGGAATCCCGACCATATGGTATTTGAGCAGTTACATGGAGTAAGTACCGTACTGCAAGTGCTGATCAGATGGGCCTTAGGTGGTAAACTCAGCTAAATTCTAAAACAACCAAGCCACTCATATGCTTAAGCTATTCTCAAAATATTTGACTGTCGGAGTTTTAAACACAGCCATTCACTGGCTCGTATTTGCGACAGGTGTCTATTTGTTCTCAGTAAATCAGGCTACGGCCAATCTGCTGGCATTCGCTACTGCAGTAACGTTCTCGTTCTTTGCCAATGCCGCCTTTACATTCAAGTCAAGGCCTAATGTCAAGGGGTATTTTCTTTTTGTTACATTCATGGGTCTTATGAGCGTTTTGGTAGGAAAATTGTCTGATTATTATCAGATCGCACCTATCATTACCCTTGTTGAATTCTCGCTGATAAGCCTGGTTTGCGGGTTCTTTTATTCAAAACACATTGTCTTTAGGGAAGAAAAATGAAGATTTCTCTTGTCGTTCCAGTCTTCAATGAAGAGGACGCGATACCAATTTTTTACAAAACCGTCAGAGAGTTTGAAGACCTTCAGCAATACGAAGTAGAGATAGTATTCATCAATGACGGAAGCAAGGACGCAACGGAAGCGATCATAAACTCAATTGCGATATCAGACCCTCTCGTCAAGCCGCTATCATTCACGCGCAATTTCGGCAAAGAGCCTGCGCTATTCGCCGGGCTAGACCATGCAACCGGCGATGCGATTATACCGATTGACGTGGACCTGCAAGACCCTATCGAGGTAATTCCTCATCTTATCAATAAGTGGGTTGCCGGTGCGGATATGGTTCTGGCTAAAAGAACAGATCGCTCCACAGATGGCAGGCTTAAGCGCAAGACGGCTGAATGGTTCTATAAGCTGCATAACAAAATCAGTAATCCGCAGATTGAAGAGAACGTTGGCGATTTCCGACTGATGTCTCGTGAAGTAGTGGAAAACATCAAGCTCATGCCTGAGCGCAACCTGTTCATGAAGGGTGTATTGAGTTGGGTAGGAGGAAGCACCGATGTCGTTGAGTATGCCCGGGCGGAAAGGGTTGCAGGCAACACGAAATTCAACGGATGGAAGCTGTGGAATCTTGCTCTTGAAGGGATTACCAGCTTCTCAACATTCCCGCTTCGTATATGGACATATATCGGCCTGTTAGTTGCTGGCTTAGCCTTTCTTTACGGGACATGGATGATCATTGACACCATTGCGTTTGGCAACCCAGTGCGTGGCTATCCGTCTCTTCTGGTATCTGTTCTTTTTCTCGGGGGCATCCAGCTTATTGGGATTGGGGTACTAGGTGAATATATTGGACGTATATACATAGAATCTAAGCAACGACCTAAATATTTAATAAAGGGTAAAAAATGACTAATAAATTTAACTTTTTTTGTTGGGCTTTTATTTTCACAATATTGTCAGTGGTATATTCACTAATTGCCAAAAATACACTCCCAAACTCTGATGTTATATCATCATTCAGAGAAGCAAGGGATATTTTAAACGGTAACATACTGTTAAGTGGATGGAAGCTATCTACGGTATCATTTTACTTTACAGAGATCATACCATATGCATTAGCAATAAAAATAATAGGATTTAACGAGCACCTTTACTATATTGTCCCAGGGATATTTATGGGGGTACTGGTAACAATTTCCTTGTATGTATCAAATCATAATAGAAATTTATCATTTTACGCAGTTCTTGCTACCTTTGCCATGCCAACATCGTTTTCATCGAGTATAATGTTAATTGCATGCATTCACATAGGTGCATACATACTAATCTTACTTTGTTTAGTTTTATTGGAGCAATATAGGTTAAAAGGGTCGTTAAAGCTATTATTGACATACATGATTATGTTATCAACTTTGTCTTTTAGTGATGACATTGCAAAATATGCATTTATTATCCCTGTTATACTTGTGTGCTTGTATAGAGTGGCACTTGGAATATATAAACAAGAAAACATAAACTATAGATATGTGGTATTGATAGCGTCAACTGCAGTATCAATTGCAGTTTCGAAATGCATATCTTTCTTTTTTTTACATTTTGGTGGATTTACCCTGCCAGGGATAACCACCCCGCATTTTGTTGATTTCTCTCAATTAACAAATAATATATCATTAACTATTCAGGGCACTTTTCATTTTTTTGGTGGATATGTATTTGGAATGGAAATAGGTGATAAGAGAACATTCTTTAGTTTAATTAAGGTAATATTCATATTTTCATTCATATATTTATCCACAAGGTGCATTCTTAAATTTAAGGACCTTGATTTCTTTTGTCAGGTATTGGTTGCGTCATCATTACTAATGTTTTTTGCTTATTTACTGAGCGACAGACCAACAAATCTCTTTTCTATCAGATACATTGTTCCTACGTTTGTATTTATGTCCATTGTCATTTCAAGAAGTGCCTTTGCCTTTTCTGCAAAAAGAAATATAGCGATTTCTTTAATCGTCATTTTGTTATCAATACCAAGTTTAGCAACATTAAGAAACACAGTAAACACTAACGATGTGACAATTGAACTAAGAAATTTTTTACATGAAAGCGGATATAAGAGGGGGTATGCCTCTTTTTGGTTTGCATCTTCGGTAGCCGGATTTAGCGATATTAACGTTGCGCCATATGAATTACGCAATAATCAATTTGTTCAATATAATGGGCTATCAAAATCAGAATGGTATAAAGCTGGAGCGGAGTTCTTAATTGCAGATGACGAAGACCAGATTGGCAATGCCATAAGACAGTTTGGAACTCCAAGTGAAAAACATAAGATTCAGGATAAAATAGTTCTCATATGGAAAGATGGGATCAGGGCTTTAAATTAGAAAGTGGTTTCGGATATTAAAAAACCACCCCCACAGGAGGTGGTTTAAGGATGACAATTAATTGCGCCACAGGATTGGCGCTTTCTGTTATGTATTGGTGCCATCTGCACGCTGCCATGTTTCTGTGGTAGCATTCCACCATACAGGAAGTCCTAGGTTGGTATCGTAATACTGCTGCCCTGCTTTTGGAGATGATGGCCTTTGCGATGTTCCACCACCGCTAACAATTACAGTATCGGGAACTCCTTGACATGCCAGAACCCTGTATTTACTTTGATCTCCGCCAATATTAACCTCGCTATTTCCATCAAAAACAGAAGACAACACCGCAATCCCTCCGCTAGTGTCCTCAATGTTAATACCTCGTTTTTGAGTTGGGCCGTCATTAGCAATTCCTCCCTCGCCAAAAAGACATCCAGCGAATGCAACATATTGCGTATCACCACCAATTCTAATCCCACCTTCTCCATTATTTGTAAACCTGGTGTTAGTGAATGATGATTTTTTACACGCATTCATGTATACACCGAAGTCTTTACTGTAATGGAATTCTGTATTTACACAGTTTACCGAGAAACAATCTTTAAGCGTTAGCCCATGCCCCTCAAAGGCACCCATATGGCCATTTACAATAAAAACAAAAAGGTTGCAATTGTTGAGTTCTGTAACGCCTTCAATTGTTACGTCAGTCAGTTCGCACGTTCCATGACTTGGCTTTGCCCAATCGTCATATCCCAATAACAGGCATGGAGTAGATGTCGGATTTGCGCAATAGGTATTTCGCATTTGAAATCCTACAGAGTTACGAACTTCAACACGGGAAGAGTAAGCAATAAAACTGTCTGAGATAACCAATGCGTCAGCCCAATCAACACCATTTGGTTGAGTCCTGTTTGAATAGAACATTGAACCTATTCCACGAATTTTCCTAAAGGTGACATATCTGTAGTCTATAAGCTCAAATGTTAATCGGTAGAATGTGCATCCGAATACCTCCATTTGCTGCTGTTGATGGCAACGTATGGCTATAGGGTACTCTCCATCTGAAGCTGATGGGCATGAAAAGGTGAGGTTTTCTATTCTCGCACCATTAATAATGTAAGTAGATGGCTGGTCAGGATCTCCAAAGTAGAACATCTCATCACCGGCAGAAACAGGTTGTATTTCTACACCGATATTTTCTCCAAAGAGCAATGGCTTTTTGATATATACATTTTTTACTTTGTAAATACAGCCAGAACCATTACCTGACACATCAGGGATAAACACTTTCTTACCGGTAGCTGAGGCTTTTTTAAAGGCTACTGAATCATCTGTTACGCCATCGCCTTTTGCGCCAAAGTCTAGCACACTAACGAAATCTCCAAGTTTATCTTCTACCGTTCTTGGCACACTGCCATCCACAGGATACTTATAACCAATGAGAGAGGATCCGGTAGGTTTTGCCAGCTCAATCAAAACATCTGAGGCAGACCCTGATTCTGGCAACACCGGAATAGGGTCACCTGAATTATTGAATGCCAGCAGTTTATTGCGACGCAGATCCAGCGAAGGCACTAACCCAACAGACGCCTCTGGAACGCGCAGCACCCGGGATAAAGATATGCTTTCTAAATACTTTTTAGTCACTGCGTCCTGCGCATTTACCGGATCTGCCAGTTTCTCAATACGATAATCCTCTGCATCAAAGGGACCACCGAACAGCGGGCGGCGAAGTGCCAGACCGAGATGTATACCGTAACGCTGTATCGCCATCCAGAGGCGGTCAAAATCCTTATTAACCGTGTCGGCCAGGAGGTCGCCGTTATCCTGATAATCGGTCAGCCTGTACGTTGGCACTACCCTCTCCAGCATCACAACCGATCCGCTGGCTGGCGGGGTGATAAAAATCACATCCCCGCCGCCGATATTCCCTACCCCGGAAACCGTGTACCCGCTAGTAATAACAGTGCCGTTAATTGTGACCTGAATATCACCGGAGTTGATGATATAGAACTCGAAGGGAAAAACGGTGGTCAGGCCGTTGGCGTTATAAATTATATATGGAGTCTGGTTCGGTACCGACATGATGCGAAACCTCTGGCAAGTTAGTAATCGACGTCGACCAGATGATCTCCGTCACTTAACTGCCAATCTTCGCGCGCATGCCCGGTCGGAATCCCGACCACTTTCCCGATGCGTACAGGGGTCTGACTTATTGCTCCCGCGCCAGAGTCTATAAAGTCGTCCGGCTGGTTGGTCAGCGCCGGGTTAAAGTCACGCATCTGGTCGTACACAGGGCCGTCGAGCACGTCAGTATGCGCCCACAGGAATCGCGAGGACAGCGGCGCTTCAAACGCATCAAGGATGCGTTTCTGCTTGTTGGTGATACTGAACTCTTCCCGGACGCCGCAGCCCGTCCCCTTGAGCGCCTGACGCAGTAATTTACCCGCGAAGCTGCCCGGGCCGTTTACTTCGACACAAACCACTGGGATCTGATATTTGAGCACCAGCTCTCTGATCTGCGCTACCTGTCCGCCGGTGATTTTGTCGTTATCGTCGAACTCTGCCAGCTCCCCGGTAAGCTCCTGGCAGATATGCCAGTACAAATGCCCCCTGGCATCCGTAAGCATCAGAGAGAATGCAGAGGCGTCAGCTTTAACCTTGCCAGTGGCCACGTCCCACCAGGCAACAGCACCAACGATTTGCACGTTACCCAGCCACAGCGAAGCCGTACGGTTCGCATAGCGAATTTGTGGATGAATGTTGTATTCCCGGATGCGGTCAGGGTCGAGGCGAACGTCTCCGACGGGTTTACTGTGCAGCTGATACTGGCTATCCCACTCGTTAATCGTGCGTGTTTCTTTACGGCGGTTCTCCATTTCTTCACGGGTGAACCGTTCAGGCCAGGCGCAGTCTGCATAAAAATCGATAACCGTGTCCGGTGCGTCCGCAAACTCAACGCCGTCGGCGGTCAGCTTATAATCCACGTTTTCGACCAACAGCCGCGCCGCCTTGTGGATGCCCGCAAAGACATATTCCGGCCGGAAAGATAACTCGTAGCGCAGCTGCGTTGCGTCTTTTGCCTCGATGCGTTTTTCTTTATCGAACAGCCGGATGGTAAGACAGTCAGCGCCCATAGACTCCACCTCATCGTAAAGGCTGTCATGCGTGTGTGGCGTACCAATGTAGAGTTTGCGCCCGCCGGGGATCAGGATGTGCGTTTGCTCACCCAGGCGATAGCGCAACTTTTCACGCGCTTCCGGCGTCTGGATATTGCGGGGTACTTCAACGTCATCGTTCTGGCATTCGTTGGCGCGCGCTGAGGTTACGTTAGACAGGATGCCTTTTGCGTACATGCTGCCGTTACGTAAATCCAGCGCACCATTAACCCACCATTGCTCAACGGTTCCCTGCCCGTCAGGAAGCATACCTTTGGTCAGTGGATGGTTACGCAGGACGTTCTGAGTGTCACGGCTGGTTTTATACGCGGTTCCGTCTGATTCAGACTGATGCAGAATGCGGTACTGACGATCGCAGTAGTATCGCCAGGCATTATAGACCGCAAGGATCGTTGATTTACCGAAACCACGGAAACAGCGAAGCACCGCGAGGTTTCCGCGATGCTCCAGCCAGTGGCAGGCCTGATAGTGGCAGTCCGGAACGTCCCAGTTCATTCGCTCCGCCCACATTAAGAAGAAGGCGAGGAACGAAATCATTTTTTCCCTTTCTGCAGACGCTCGATAATTGCGGCCGCCTCTCGCTCAGCTTTTGATACCTGCTGGCCCAGCTCAAAGGCTTCATCATCCTGACCTGGATTATCGGATGGTGTACCACCACGCGTTTGCATGCCAATCAGGGAGTGAACCTTAATCAGCAGCGTCAGCGATGCGGCTGCGTTCTTCTTGTCCCAGTAGCGATCTCCTCGCTCGTCTTTGGTCAGCTCTCTCGGCTTCTTCCCTGCCCCCGGCCAGTTTTCCGGATCGGCTTCTTCGAGCACCACATCGGTGAGTTTATCACTCAGTGCGGTAAGGCGTGTTTTGTAATCCTGATGCATAAAAAAGCCCCGTAGTGAATACAGGGCTATAATGGGGCACTCCATAGGTCGGAATCCTGACCGATTACCGCATGCCAGGGTCAACCTGATTTATCAGTGGCGCAATCCAGAACAGATTATTACCCGGCAGCAGCGTACGCACGTTATGCAGCACCCGATCGCCAGCATCACCGTTGAGCACGCCGGCGGTCACATCAGTAATGGTATCGAGCAGGCCAAACGTCGGCCCCAGCGCAGAGCCGATAAAGCCACGGCTGGCATAACGTGACTGTGTGCCGGTACCGAGCAATGCGCCCAGCCCCACCATACCGCCGGATGCCTTTTCCGCCATATTGTTATATTCCATCAGCGGGCCGAGAATACCGGAGCGGTCAACACCTTCCAGCACCAGTTTATTCGGCGACCAGTCCACCTCCTTACCGTTTGCAGACTGCTTAAGCGCGTACGTCAGCGCACCGAGCCCAATCTGGAAAGCGGTACCGTAATAAAACTGACCGGTTCCCTCCTGCAGGCCGCCCAGCGTTGCACGGTTGTAGGACGCGGTAGCGAACGATTTAAACTGGAAGATAGTTTTACCCAGCGGCGTGCTGGCCCACAGTGGTGTATCGCCGATCCCCGGTGTGATAACGGTATTGTTAACGTCTTTGAGCACCGCCGACTGGAAGACACCAGCCACATGCTGATCGTCCCATTTTTCAAAATTGCCGATATGCCAGCCATTGATTACCTCGCCGTGCTTTTCGAATTCGCTGCGGATACGCGCGGCCATATTGTCGTTAATGCCGAGCTTGGCAAGGCGGCGGCCAGTGAACGCGCCGGACAAAATGCCGTCGGAGGTGATCATGCCGTTTACAGATTTGTTCATATCGTCGAAGTGGCCCATCAGCGTGAGCTTGCCGAACGCATCGGTGACGCGCTCCATACCCGCTTCTACCGCCGTGGTTCGTGCGGAACTGTCCACCAGGTCCCCCATCGTACGCGCACGGGTATGGAGTATGGTCTCCAGCCCGACGGCCATTTTTAACTGTTCGGCGCGACTAGCCTTGAATGCCGGCGACCGGGTTATCAGCGCAGAGTAACCGCGCATGGTATTGCCAAACCCGTTAACCATCACACCACGCGCGAGATCAGGAATAGCGGAAACGGTCATACCGCCCAGCTTGGTGACAAAGTTAGCGCTGCGAAGGAACGCACCGGCGCGTACGAAAAATGATGATGGATCGTCCGGCATGCCGTAGGTACCCGCCAGGCGGTCGCGCAGCGCTGTGATGTCGCGAATATCGTTATCGCGGGCTTTCGCCAGCTTCGCCTGGTCTTTGGGGTTCTGGCGCATCAGCGCATCGTATTCATCCTGAATATCCTTGAGCTGCTTTTCCAGCGATTTATTACCGAATGCGCGCGTCAGCTCAACCTCTGCTGACGCCTCGCGGATATGACGCTGCAGCACATAATTGGCGTCGCTCTCCAGATAATCTTTCATCAGGCGATCGGGAACGCTGAGCGTACGCGACCGGGTGCTGCCAGCCGCTTTCACCATAAAGACGTTCGCAAAATCCTGCGGTATTTTTGCGCCGACAATTTTATTGATCGTGGCATCAGCCGTAATTTCAGCCTCTTCGCGAGACATGGTTTTCTCACCGCGAGACCACCAGTCGACCAGCATGTCGCGGAATTTATCGCGCTCGTTAACGATCTTGCCGACTTTGTACACGCGCGGGAAATAACTCTCCTGACCGATGGCTTTCAGTTCCTCGTCAGGCGGCAACAGGCCAAGCTTTTGCTGCGCCACTTTCACCCGGTTAACCACGGTGCGCATTGCCTGTGCCGCTTCCTGCACCACCGGATTAGCATGCACATCGCCGCTGCGCATGGCGTTGCCAACTTCCTCACGGAACTGTGAAAAGCTCAGGTCACCGCCAGCCGCTTTGTACTGGCTGTAGGCCTGTTTGTTCGTCACCACGACGGCAGCCTCTTCACGACGCCACCCGCGCACGCGGGTTTCTGCCGCGACGGGCGTCTCGATACCCCGGGCATTACCCTGCAGGGTGTAGTTATTCTCCGCCAGCTCCAGCGCCGTACGGCGGGAGGTTTTCGACGGTGACTCCATAAGACGGGTAAACGGCGTCAGATAACTGCCCGCCTTACGTGCCAGTTTACCGACCGGACCGCCAGCTGCCGGAGTGAGATCCTCGAGCGTTGCCTCACTGATTCTTGCCGCGCCGACGCTACCTCCTTCGGGGAGCGATGCAGCAGCGGTGTCCGTCGCTGACGTGATACTCATATTATCGAGCGCATCAGCCACTTCGCGCGTGGCAGCAGTGCGAACAGAGGGTGACAGCGCTGCGCCGGCTGCTGCAAATACACCGCTCATCAACGCACCGGCTGCCACGTGGGAAGCACTTTCGCCCCATGTGCGGGTGATCTGCTGGTTATTCAGGACAACCTCGCTCGCTGCTGTTGCAGCTGCACCGATTGCAGCCTGCGACGCGATACGGGCAACCGCGCCGCCCTGCGCACCGGGGATAAACATGGAAGCTACGGTGACAGGGTCTACCACTCCGGCTGCAATGCTGGCAAGGACACCTTCGCCGCCCGCCTCGGAAAGTACCCTGCGGTCCTCGTTTTCGTCGTCAATCTGTTGTTTCAGCCAGGCGGTCTCCTCCGGCGATCGGGAATCAGCAAACGCCGAGCCCCACTGTTCGTACCCGTGCAGCTCGGTTTTATCCGCATAAGGGTTATAACCCTCTACCGGCTCAAACTGTTTGGCCGGGCGGAACATTTCGCCAAGCAGGTTATTCTGACGAAATGCAGCGCCCCACACAGACGGCTCATCCTGCTGAGGTGCCGGGTTGGTACCTTCAGGCAAAGGCACATCAAATCCGGTAGGTGCAGCCAGGACATTACCCGCCGGAGTGAATCCGTTATTCAGTTCTTCAGGGGTGGCGTATACCGGCATTATTCAGTGCTCCACGAAAAGTAATTTTTAACCCTGTCCATGCGCTCGTTATGCAGGCGCTTGTACTGCTCATCGAGCGCACGGTGTTTATCTTTGAACCCACGAATATCCTGCCCGCGTTGCAGCTCATTGCGATCATGTTCTTCGCGCTCTTCCTGCATTTTTTTGTATGGCGCCCACTCTTCCAGTGACGGTTTCCAGCGCACCGGCCTGCCGTAAGAATCGTAGAACGGTTGTACCGCCTCGATACCATCCTTATCTTTTGTTCGCACCATGATGGCGTAATCGCCATTACGGGCCGTCAGCACATCAGGGGTAATTTCCAGATCACCGCCAATACGCGACTCCGGCGTTTTACTGGTGACAGGTGCCGCGTTACCGGAAGTGATCCCAAGCTGAGCCGGGCTGGTGGTGATCTCGCCCTTGCGCTCGCCGTACATCAGGTTTTCTTTTTCTTCTTTCCACTGCGCCGCCTGCCACCCCGATGGGCCGTAGTTATAGAGTGCCTCCGGCGCGTATTTCATAAGTTTTGCGTCGCCGTTAACCTCGCTGATACTCCAGGTGCGGGCGATCTGCTGGTTGGTCATTTTTTTGGCCGCATCTGCATTACCGCCGGTAGTGCGGTAATTGATGTCGTACAGCGACTGGTAATCGTTGCGGAACCGCGCAGCCTCCGGCGTCTGGTCGTCAGCGGAAGGATTTCCCCAGCTAAAGAAGCCCGACATGCTGCTCACCGCAGAATCCATCGCTTTGCCGCGGTCTTTTTTGTACTCCTTGGTACTCTGGGTTGAGGCCAGTTGCGTTTTGAGTGCATCGGTCTGGTTGTAGGTCAGATTCTGCGCCTGTTCGATAGCAGTTTCGGACGCCATGCCAGAATCGGTAAGCTGTTTAACGGTGAGATAAAATCCCTGCATATCCTTTGGCATGTCGCCAACAGACGCGGGATCCGTGTCATAGAGGCGATTAAATAACTCTGCTCCCTGACGGACAGCCTCAGGACTGCGCGCGCGGGATATCGCCGATAACTGGGTGGTTACCTGCGAAGGGATGATCCCGGTCTGGGCCACCTGCTGCACAATCCCGTCATGGGTGGTGGCGTCGTTAATCCGGAAGTTTTGCGCCGTTGGCGTGGCGTCGGCGGCTTTTTGCATTGATTTGTTGGTAGGGTCAAGTTTCTCGCCCATAGACAGCGCTTCGTTAAAACGACGGGTATCACGCTGCGCCTGTATCGCTTCATTGCTTTTCTGCACCAGCGCGCCAAGTTTTCCATATGCATCGAGTTTCAGCGCATAATCAGGGTCGTTTGCCTGCGGCTTTAACTTCGCAATTTCCGCCTGCTGCTGTTCCGGGGAAACGTACTGGATCGCCTGGAAGGTTTTGGCATTATCAAGCGCAATCTCCATGGCGCGAACCTTCTGGGCCCCCTGCTCTCCATAGGCCCGCATAATTGTGCCGGAATTCAGCATTGCGTCAGGTACCTCCCCATTCTGTAACTGCGCAAGACTGTTGTTATAAATAGGGTCAACCTGATCACGCAGCGCTTTACGCTGCTCATCAATCTGCGATTGGGCCATGTTGTCGATTTTGTAAACAGAGACGGGATCGAGACCGGTTTTGTTTTTACGGTAGCGGGCCAGCCATCCGCGAGTTTCAGAGGGCAGCTTGCTGATAAACTCAGACTCAGAAATTTCACCCTTGCGCGGGTCGCCCACTTTGTCGATCAGTTTGTCAACGTTACCCATACCCCAGTTATAAGCGGCACCGGCCAGAGTCTCGGAGCCATATTTACCGTAAAGCTGGTTTGCATAGTCGCTGGCAAGTATCGCATTCTGTTGCTCATCGGCAGGGTTGTATTCCACGCCGCGTTTAGCCGCCAGCTCTTTACCCGTGTCCGGCATAAGCTGGTATTTACCCTGAGCACCGGCGGGCGAGGTAATCACGCTGCCGTCAGCGTTAAAATGCTTACCGCCGGACTCGACAATACCGATAGCGCGCATATCAAGCGCGCCGGTATCTTTCATAGGAAAATCACCTGCGAGCCACCCCTGAGGGTTAGATACCGCATAATTCTGTGCACGCTGCTCCGTCGCGTTTAAATCCGCAGAAGTAATAGCCTGCGCAATCTGCTCTGATGACCATCCCTGTGCCTGACCGTAAAGCTCAATAGAATGTTTACGTGCTCCGCGCGCCAACGCTGCCGCCTGAGGGTCATCATATGCACTGGCTTCCTGCTGAACGGAGGATTTAACAGTTGTTTCAAACTGACTTTGCTGTGCGGCCGCTGTCTGTACGCGTTCAAAAGTATTATAGGTGCTGAGCCGTTGGACCTGACCAGCTTTCCACTGCGCGTCAAAATACTGCAGCTGGCTCTGCGGTACGCGTTTACGGGCCTCTTCATAGTCGGAAGAGTCCTGCTTATCCATGTCCAGACCAACGCCGGAAGACTTGAACCCCTGCCGGGTTACCAGCGCGCCGGTCTCCGGGTTTTCCCAGCGGTCACTGGATTTCGCATCAAGATCGGTAAGGATAGCCTGGGTTGCCGCCACATCCGCTTTATCCTGCGTGCGCTGTACCTCATCAGCAGTCTGACCTAAAGCCGCCCCCAGACCTGCGACTGCGTTACCTATTTGCCCGACACTGCTGACACTGACGCGGGTAGGATTCGCCTGCGGCGTAACGTTACCAAAATTACCCGTTGGAATTCTCACGGTTATTTACTCCCTGCTTTTTTCCAGCCGTTATATGCGGTACCGCCCGCGCTAAGCACAGAGCTACCCGCGCTGATGTAGCCAGATGTTGAAGCGTTACGGCCAGAGATACGGTCAGCGGACGCCTGCGCATTTAGTCTGGCGCTCTGGTTCGTACCGTTCAGAATGGTCTGGTAAGCATCCTGCTCAGCATCGCCAACGATATCGGACTGAATACGCAGCGCTGTGCCTTCCCCCGTGTCCACACCAGACCCGGCAAGAGAAGCTCGCGCTGCAGCTGCCTGTGCCCGTCCAGCTTTACGGATGCGATCGGCTTCCACCCGTGCAGCTGCTTGTGCAGCCTCGGCATCAGCTTCCGCCTGTGCAGCCTGATAGTTGGACATTTTCTTTTGCTGCTGCCCGCTATAAACCGCGCCACCGGCGGCAAGCACGGATGCGCCAATAGCCGCAATTTCCACGCCAGTACACATTTTTAAACCTCCATTGAATACAGCAGGCCGGAACGTTTCAGACCAAGACGGGAATACATTTCGCCGGTGCGTTCTTCATGTACGCCCGTGGTTATACCCATGTTTATGAGCGCGGCGCCGTGTTCTTTCGCCCAGGTGATAAAAGCTTTAGCGAGACGCGGGCCCGCAGTGCCGCCGCGATGCTCCGGAGCGACAAAGAGCCCATACTCAAAGGCCATCAGCTGGTGACTGAACCACTGCTCAGCAATGCCACCAGCCATCCAGCCGATGACTACCCCCTCTTTTTCGGCCACCAGCACACACCCCGCAGGCGACGCGATAACACTTCTGGCAAGCTCTGCACACTTTTCTTCATCAAAGGGCGAATTCTGCGAATAGCGGGATTCGATATACATCCGCGCGCCCAGCTCGATCAGTGCCGGGATATCCCCGGCTGTTGCGTTACGTACCATGTCAGCCCCCGTTACTGGTGAATGTGAAAATAATTGCAAGAAGATGGAATGGCAGCGGCTGGCGCTGCTGGATAAGCAGAGTGTCTTCCCCGCGCTCCCAGCCGAGTTTTCCCCAGTAGTGATCGCCGGTGAATAATGGGGCGGGCTGGTTGAGGATTTTTGGTCCGAAACGGCGGAACGGAATAACCTGGCCGTTGCACTCCGCGCCAGTCGTTTCGAGGAAACGCATAGTCACTTCGCTGGTGCGTTTTCTCGCGTTCTGGGTGGTACCTTCGGTAGTGGAAACCTCCGGCGATAGCGTTTCGATCGTGCTTTCGAAGTGCAGGCCGATCTCCACGCTTTTAGCCTTACGTGACAGGGTGATTTGACCAGAGGAAACGGTGTACTGCGGCATAACTGCACCATCGGCCACCACATCAACCGTCTGCCCCTCAAGATGCGAAAGCCCCGACCATGTCGTAGCACCATCGCCGCCGCTGAACCCTGTAATGGCTGAATCCGTATAGAGTTTGCTGTCGAACACCTCGACATAACGTACGGTCTGGCCGTTTATTTCGCGACGGACGATCGCATAAACTACATCGTCAGCTTCCGATGGGATGGTCGCCAGCGACTCAAACGCGCCATCTGTGACCTGTCGTGACCATGCAATTACATCCTGACCACGGTCAATAGCCATCGTGACCGCAACGCCATCCGCCCTGACCATCCAGATAAACGCATCCGGCTGTTGCTGGTATGCCATATCCAGCACGCCGCCAGATGTAATGTGCTCAGCCAGTACCGTCATGTCGTTGGCGGAATAGGAAACAAAGCTGTCAGGGTCATACGCTACTGCGTAGAGCTTGCGGCCAGCGCGCTGCACAAACATGATTTCGGTACCAACGCGCACCGGGCGGATCCCATTGCAGCCGTACGGGCTCGGATTTTTCACCGAGATATTGGTCGGTGTTATGGCCGCATCGTTGCCGGAGGTGATCGTAAACTCGCCGGCACTGTTGCAAATAGTCGGTGGTGATAAACTTATCATCCCCTTTTGCTGATGGAGCTGCACATGAACCCATTCAAAGGCCGGCATTTTCAGCGTGACATCATTCTGTGGGCCGTACGCTGGTACTGCAAATACGGCATCAGTTACCGTGAGCTGCAGGAGATGCTGGCTGAACGCGGAGTGAATGTCGATCACTCCACGATTTACCGCTGG